CAGTGGTCATGCCGGGATCGCCGCCAAGAAGTATGCGGAGTCGAAAAGCCATCTGCGGAAACCCAAGATGCGGATTTCCACGCGGGCACACTCAAAAAAACTTGGCATTCTGGAAAACTCAGCCATCGTTCCTCACTATCTGCCTTGCCAATGCTGGCGGGCCTAAAGCGGCCAGGGCAGCGATTTTCTCGGTTTTCTTGTTAGCCTTGCCGCGGTTGGGCATCTTCGGTTTTTCCTTCTCGATCCCGCGCGCCTTGTCTTGCTGGCGCAGCGTCTTTGCAGCCTTGGGCTTGTCAATGTTGTTGGTTTTCCATGCGTGGCAGGCTGGACAGACCGCCCGGCAGTTTTTCAAGCTGTTGTCTTTGGAATTGGCGTCGAGATTGAAGTGGTCATAGTTGACGCCGGTCGCTTTCAGGTCCGCATTGCAGCGCAAGCCCTTGTCAAGGCCATAGATCGGGCCAACGGCCTCACAGCGCCCGCCTGAGCGCTCCCATGCTTGCCGTTTTGTGAGCTTGGAGAAATTGGCGCGGGGCATCAGCCAACCATCCATGCCGGCGGCATTGGGATTTGCTGCCGAGTTGGGCGCCAAAGATGTAGGCAAAACGGGTGAACGTTGATGTGATCGTCGGGCGGAACATGAAGCTGAAAAGCTGTCTCGTCGTCTTTGAAAAACGCTCGCTTTACCTGCTCCATTTCCTCCCAAGCTGGACACCGATCTGGGCGCGAAACGCTGATATGGTCCCATCCCCCATCACTAGATGCAACGATCCGCAAGACAACGCCATCGACGTTTGACGGCAAGTTAAAAACACCGCAGGTATCATCGCCATAGCCGCCATAGATTTGCATGACCTCATGGCTGGTGTCGCGTTGCGGATTTAGTTCGTAGAGACTCCTCATGCTGCTTCGTCCTTCCCATGGGCGCACAGTTCTTCAACGCTGATGCCGATCATGCCGGCGATCAGTTCGAGAACGTCTTGCTTGGATTGCTGGAAACGGGCATTGCCCATGGCCGCCCGGCTTTGGGATTCGGCGATGAACTTGCGGACAACACAGCCCCGTACATCAGCAAGTGTGTAGCGTTCGGGATCAAGCCGGTCATCAATGAGCGCGGCCGCGCGCCTGGCATCTTCCGGCGTCTCGAACACGGTGTCCTTGACCGCGTGATAGCCAGCCCTGATCAGACAATATTTGCGCAGCAAATCCGGCCCATTGTCGCGGCCCGGAAACATGTCGGCCCAATCTTCCGGCAATTGCGCCCAGCCATTGGCCACGATGACAAAGAAATGGTTGTGTGAGCGCTTGGAGCGTTCCTTGTCCTCGGCAACCCAATGCCACTCGCCAACGACGAGGTTCTTGGCTGCGATGTTCTGCCAGAACTGGCCGACCGGCACGAAGGCTTCGCCAGTCCATTGCATTTTCAGGCGTGGGAAGGTCATCAGATCAGCCCCTTGTCCTTCGCCAGCCATTCCGGCATGGTGACGACTGGCTGCTTGCCGCTTGTGTCGATTTCGATTTGGGAGCGCGGGAGCCAGAACCACTTTTCGCGCTCGCGACCATCGTCCAGCTTCTCCATGGTCCCGTCGGCAATCGCCACGGCCTTCTCGCGCTCATCGGCGATATGGCAGGAAATATCGACGAGGTTCGATTTCACTGTGTTCCTTTCCGGCCCGGTCCGATGCGCGCCCCTGCATCGGACCGGGCTTATTTGCCGGGTCAGCCGGCCGCTAAGAGGTTTTCGGGAGGATCGAACCGCTTGCGCAGTTCGGATTCCTTGGCGTCCAGTTCAGCGATAAACGCCTGGATCATGTCTTTGATTTCCAGCACCCATTCGGCATCAAACTCGACGCGCTCGATATGCAGCCGGTAGTTTTCGGGAAGGCGCGGATCAAACGACACGAAATCGCACCAGCGCCGCCCGGTGCATTCCATCTGCCATTGCATTTGAAGCAGGTATTTGCGCTCGATCGATGCGCCCAACAGTGTGTCCAAATGCGTTGCCGTGTTCGGGCATTTGATTTCGACAAGCCCATCTTCCCCAACAAGGCCGTCAGGGCTGGCACCGCATTTGGCAATCGTCGGATGATCGACAAATCCGACCTCGACAACCTGGGCATTGCGCCAGAACTCATAGGCGCGGCGGGCCTGCGGCTCCTGATCGTTGCCCCATTGCATCGCAGCGTTGGAATAGGATTCTGCAACCGATCCCGTGAGGCGCTCGGCCAAGAGTTGCGCGGCATAGTTCTTTCGGGACGCGCCCCAGCCGGATTTCGTCTTGGCAACCACGTCTGCAATGCGTGAGGCTGTGACCTTTCCGCATCGGGCGGCAAACCACTCGTCAGAGCGTTGAATGATTTCTTCGGTCATTGATTTGCACCCCGTTTTTTCTTGGCGTTGAGCGCGCTCTTGGCCTGATTGAATTTGGAGCCTGGCAGATCGGAAAGGCTTTCGACCTGCATGTATTTGCAGAACGCCTCAATATCGGTTTCGGTTTCCCCGATCAGCGTCAGCAGTTCATCGCGCTGTTCGTCGGTGATGGGCTGGCCTTGTTCGGCAGATTGGCCGTCATCGTCTTCGCCCGCCGCAAGGCCAAGGGCGGATTTGAGTGTGTAGCGCTGCAAATAGGTGATGGTGGAGCCGACGCCTTGGATGCTGTTTTTATTCCCGCTTTCGTCGCGGCCAGCGGCAAGCGTGTTTTCCTCCGAATGCCCTGCGCGATGCGAAATGATACAGGTGACAGTTACCGGCTCGTTGGGCGGCGATGATGTGCGGAACCGATAGGACAGGCCATGCTTGGCAAGGATCGGCGTCACAACGCGAGCAATTTCCGCCAGATCTTCGTGCCGGTAGTGCGTCCGCCCTTTTGACGAGGTAAAATTAACAGTTCGCGTCTTGGCAATGGTCGGGATTTCAGCCTTGGCAGATGCTATGGCCGCGTCAAATTCCTTGCGCGCCTGGTTGGCGTCCCATCGTTCCTGCAATTCCAAAAGCTGGGAAACCTGCTCGACAGATGCGCCTTGCGCGATGGCCTTTTCAATTAGGCCCATTGGCGTGATGGGGTTTTCCGAACCCGCGACAGGCAAGCCGGGGTCTTGTTCAATGGTGGCGACTTCGCCCATGATTTATCCTCCGTTCAGAAGTGAAGCGATTGCAGGCGCCAACGTGTTGAGCGTGGCGATAAACCCGCCCAATGCAGCAATGGCGCAAAGGTTGCGGGCGGTAAGGCCAAGCCAGAACAGGTGGCGGAACTCGTGGAAGGTCATGCAGCGCTCCTTTCCGCGTTCCGATCCGGCAAAGGCCAATCTTCCGGTTCGTCATCAGATAGCCGCGCGATGAGACGGTCGAACTGCCATCGCTCCTCAGCGGCCCAAGCAGCGTCCCCAGCGGCCCAAGCAGCGTTTCTAGCGTCCCTAACAGCGTCCCTAGCAGCGTCCTCAGCAGCGGCCCAAGCAGCGTCCTCAGCAGCGTCCCCAGCGGCGTCCCTAGCGGCCTCAGCGGCCCTAGCAGCCCTGGCAGCGTCCCTAGCAGCGTCCTCAGCAGCGGCCCAAGCAGCGTCCTCAGCAGCGGCCCAAGCAGCGTCCTCAGCAGCGTCCCTAGCGGCGTCCCTAGCGGCCTCAGCGGCCCTAGCAGCGGCCCTAGCGGCCCTGGCAGCGGCCTCTATTTCACCACGCGCATATTGACGGGCAGCGATTATCGCCTCACGTGGCGCGGTGCTGGTTTCGGTCTTTTCATAAATGTGCAACACACGGGCGGCGCAATCAGCCATCCAAAGGCGCAGGCGGCGGTCGATATCCTTATCGTCTCGCGCAAGTGCTGATGCTGCCCAAAGGATGCTATCAAAGGAAATGCCAGCGTCCCGCGCCTGTGCTGCGGTAATCTGCTTGCCGTTCCATTTCTCAGGCCCGCCAAGCCTACGCACAACACGCTTCAATTCATCTGCGCAGGGAGATAGGGAAATCAAGCCATCATATGTGAGAGTGGGTGCGTTCATCAAACCAACTCCCCAACTGTCAGCCTGCAACCGGCGTAAGGGTCTTGTTTTGTGATGGGGGCGCTCAGAACATCATTGACATAGGCGTTGGCGCTGGTGACGAGGCCCTTGTAGTCGGCAACATCATCAATGCGGGCCAGTTCCGACCAAAGCCGTTCGACATACCAGCGCTGATTGGTGTCGTCCCATTCGCACCAAGCCGCCATGTTTACGGTGACGTAACCAAGCTCTTTGCCCTCATGGTCAATGAGCGGCATTTCTTCGATTTCTACGGTGGCTTCGTGCATGGGGTGCTCCATTAGGAGCGGGGCCGCAACCCCGCATGATCAATATTCTTTTTCGCCGTAGCCGTCGCCGTAGCCGTCGCCGTTGCCGTAGCCGTAGCCGTCGCCGTTGCCGTTGCCGTCGCCGTCGCCGTCGCCGTAGCCGTAGCCGTAGCCGTAGCCGTTGCCTTTGCCGTCGCCGTAGCCGTTGCCTTTGCCGTCGCCGTTGCCGTTGCCGTAGCCTTTGCCGTAGCCGTAGCCGTTGCCGTAGCCGTCGCCGTAGCCGTCGCCGTTGCCGTAGCCTTTGCCGTAGCCGTTGCCGTTGCCGTAGCCGTCGAGTTCCGCCGCGCGCATCACGTATCGGCGCTCGTCATCATCAAGCATTCGCGCCACGGCTTTTGCAGGCATGGCCGCAGCCAATTTGTCGAAAAGGCGATGAACGACCTTGGCTACGCCAGATGAGCAAGCGCCCGCTCGAACAACATCGTCGGCAGTGATAATGGGAGATCGGGCCATTACGCCGC